CGCTGCTCGAAGAGCACGCGCGACCGGGCCGTGGTGAGCGTCTTGCCGACGGACTCGCGGGCCTTGCGCGAGGCCTCCTCGACCTTCGGGGCGTACTGCTCGGGCGGGACCGAGAGATCCCGCTCCACCTGGGTCATCGCCTCGGCGACGTTGACCTTGTACACGTTAGCGGCGCGCTCGGCGGCCTGCCGGTCGGACTCCTCGTCCAGCGTGCGCTTGACGCGCACGTACTCCTGCGCGGCGGCGCTGACCTGTCCCAGCGCCTCGCCGGCCTTGCGCAGGCCGAACGTGGACGAGTAGGCGAACTCCTGGGGGTCGAGCCGCGGGGCGGGCGGCAAGCCGCCGACGTCGGTCGAGGGCTGGATCAGGGGAACATCGGGGATGGGCAGAGAAGCCATCTAGTAATCCGGCGAGTCGTAGTACCCGGTGACGGGCACCTGGATGCCCGAGGGATTGGTGCTGCTCTGGGGCGGGGGGTTGCTCATCTTGTACTGGCCCGCCCCGTAACTCGCGGCGCTCGCCACGCCGCCGATCCCGGCGCCGATCGCCCCGATGGTGCCCTGCCGGGCGGCGACATCGCCCTGGTAGCGGCTGAGCAGCGATTGACCGATGAGGCCGCCCTGCACGGCTTGCCCGCTGTAGCGCGCGGCGGCGGCGTTCAGTTCCGCGGTGCGCGCGTTCTCGATGTCGACCAGCAAGGACGTGCCCTCGCCGACCTCGGTGCCGGTGATGCCCTGGGCGGCACGGGCCGTGGCGCGCAGGCGGCGGTCGCGTTCGCGCTGCTGGCGGGCGGCGTACTCCTGCTGCTGCTTGGCGATGGCGGCCTGGTTCTCGGCCACCTTGGCGTTGTACTTGTAGGCCTTCTTCTGGGCCTGCCCCTGCTCGTAGGAGGCGTAGGCGGCGACACCGGCCGCGGCCACGGTCGCCACGACCGCGACGATGGCGATGATCTCGAGCCCGGTGCCGCCGCGGATGGCGGGCATGAGCGAGCCGTCGGGGCGGTGGACGGGGGGGATCTGATCCACGGGCTCGTTGTGGGCCAGCCACTGCGGCGCGAGGACGTCCGCATGCGGGTGGAGCCACACCCACCGCTGCATGGTCTCGCCGCCGGGACCGTAGAAGGGTTCCGGCGCGCCGCGGGGGACGAAGTCCAGATGCGCGGCCCAGCGCGCCCCCGCCGTGAAGCCCGCGACGATGTCGGCGTCGATGCGGAGCAGGCGGTAGCGGTCGCGGAGCGCGTTCAGGTAGCGGACGGTCAGTCGGTGCACGCCCAGCGCGTGCCGGTAGCCCGCGGGGCCCCAGACGGCCCACGCGTAGGCGCGTCCGCGCCAGTGGATGACGAGGCCGAGCGTGCAGGCGATCTCGTCGCCCGCCCAGATGGTGTAGGACGGCCCGTGGGTGGCGTACGCGCGCCCGTGCGCGAGGCGGTCCTCGATCCACGGCGTCTCGATCTGCGCGGCCTCGAGGATCCGCACGTAGTCGGACGGGATGAAGGGGGTGACGCGCAAGGTCATGGGTTTTCCACCTCGATCGCGCCGGTGATGCCGAGGATGGTGACGGTCTTCGGCTCGAGCGTCTGGATGACGAGCTGCCCCTCGCGGCTCCAGCCGAAGTTCGTCTGGCGCGCGAGGTCGCCGGTGTATTCGCCGGTCTCGGGGAAGCCCTCGGGGCGCTCGAGCACGGTCTCGCCGTTGAAGACGAGGGCGGACGCGGTGCAGAACACGCGGACGGTGGCATGGTCCCAGTGCTTGCGCATGGCCTGCGCGCTGCCCTGGCCGGTGGCGAACTCGGGCCGCACGGTCATCAGCGTGCTGGTGTAGTGCAGGCCGGCCTCGAGCTTGGTCGTGGCGAGGCCATCGGGGAGCGTGAAGCCCCCGTCCGTGACGGTCAGGTCGAACACGGTGCCGTCGGCGGCGATGGCCTTGATCGCCTGGCCCTCGAGGTGGTCCATCCCCGTGAACGTGCCGGCGGCGACCCCCTCGTACGCGAGGCCGGAATCGACGTTGAGGCGGCCGTCGAAGACCTCGAGGTAGCGCCGGGTCACGCCTTCGATGGTGCGGTTGACGACGGTCCACACCTCGTCGCCGGTGCCGCAGGCGTTGGGGATGACGCAAATGCGCTCGTACCGGCCCCCGGTGCCATGATGACTCCAGCCCACGATCTGTTCGGCGCGTTCGTAGGTACAGACGGCGAGGCCGCCGTCCCCGGTGACGACGAAGAGGAGCGAGTCGGGCGAGACGCTGCGCGTGAAGTCGATGACGCCAGCGCGCGTGAGGTGCTCGGCGAGGATGGTGAGGTCCGGGGCCACGTAGGTGTCCTGCTCGTAGGTGTAGGTGAACTCGCGGACGCGCAGCGCGCCGCGCTGCACGAACAGGATCACGTTGACGGTGCGGACGGCGTCCAGCGTGGCGTCCGAGCCATAGAACGTGCGCTCCCGCGCGCGCACGTTGGTCGGGGTGAGGGGGTTATCGTTGCCGCCCTCGAGGGTGAGTTCCCCGGCGGAGGTGCCGATGGCCAGGCCGGCGGGCAGGGCCTTCATCCAGCGGATCATGTTCACGCCGGAGAAGGCGAGTTGGTACTCGACGGCCTCGTCGTCCCGGACGCCGGTGGCGAAGTTCTCGTAATCGGCGACGGCGGAGCCCCAGACGCGATCGGGGAAGCCCGCGGAGCCCGCGAACCAGAGCCGCTGCTGGAACAGGGCGACGACGCCCGGATAGCCGTCAGCCGCGTTCCAGACGTACTCCTCGATGCGCACGCTGCCGGCCGGAAACGTGTACGTTCCGGTGGCGGTCTCGTAGGCGAATGTGCCGTCCGGGATATACGCCGGCGGTGTCGTCGTGTACTGGATGCCGTCCTCGGGGAGCGGCAGGTCGCCGTTCAGGTACACGGTGAAGGAGTTGGCCCCCGCGTCGAGCGCGGTGATGGACTGCGGGATGTCCTCGAGGAAGCGGATCGGCGCGCTGCCGAACTCCGCGAGGACGGCGCTGAGGTACGTGAAGTCGATGGTGCCGGCGGTGCCGGTGGCCGTGGCCGTCCCGCCGGCCAGGCGGCTACCGGTGACGGTCAGGGGGCCGGTGATCGGCGCGGCCACGTCCGTCAGCAGCGTCGTGGGCGCCGGGTTGAAATCGACCTCGATCAGCTCGAACGTCGTCGCGCTGAGGCGCTGGAAGCGCATGGGCGGGTGATTGATGTGGGCGACCCACATCACATCCGCGGACTGCTCGAAGCGGAGCGCCATGAGTTCGGCTTCGGGGTAGGGCGTGACCAGTTCGACCTGGACCCCGCCGTCGAGGACGGCCGCGCGGTTGGCCCAGACACGCACGTAGAGGTGGCCCCACTCGAGGACGTAGGCCTGCTCGACGTTGAACTCGAAGCGCACGAGGCGCACGGTCTTGGTCGAGTCCTTGACCTCGCCGAGGTAGACGCTGCCGGCGCGGCGGGCGACGCCGCCCTGCGGGCGCACGACGAAGTTGCCGAGACACTTCGCGGCGGCGGCGTACTTGTTCCAGGCGGTCTGGCCGTCGAGGAGATCGGAGATCTCGCCGGTCGTGAAGTTGCTCTGCCACGGGTGCAGCGGCATTTCAGCGCCACCCGGTGCCGGGCCGCCAGCCGCCCCGGCGGGCGATGATGAGGTCGTTGCTCTGCAGGATGGGCGGCGAGCCCTCTTGGCTGTCGTGGACCTTCGCGCGCGCGAGGCGCTTCTCGGCGATCTGGAGCCAGAGCTGGGCCTTCTGCAGTTGCCCGGTGATCTGCTCGGCGAACGCCGCGGTGAGCGCGGCGATGAACGCGGCCGTGAAGTACGCCGGCCAGCGCGTGACGTCGACGATGCGCGCGGTGTAGGTCAGTGGCAACGTGGGCTCATCGGCGAGGAAGTAGGCGCCTTCGCGCTGGTACTCGGTGTAGAGCTGCACGCGCTGCACGGCGAGATAGTCCGTGGGGAGCGCAAAGGCGTAGCCCCACCCGTAGGCCGGCGTGATCCCGGGCGCGGGGGCGAGCACGGCGCGCATGGTGGCGAAGTTCCAGAAGTGTTCCACGTGCAACGCGTCCTGCGTCTGGTCGTAGAACTCCTGCGCGAGGAGCCAGCGCGGGTTGGTCTCGTCGTAGGGCAGCGCGATGGGCTTCTCACCGAGCGAGCGGAGGGCCTGGTTGACGTGATTGACTTGCGCCTGGGTGGTGATCATGCGGGCACTCCGTCGCGCGCGTTCTGGGCCTCGAGGGTGCGGATGCGCTCCCGGGCGGCGTCCAGCTCGGCGCGCAGGATGGCGTTCTGCATGAGCAGGTGGCCGAGAATCTGCTGGACGTGCTCGTCGACGGTCGGCATCGCTAGGGCGCCGGTACCGGGATGAAGATGACGACGGGCACGACGGGCTCGACGCCCGTGAAGCCCGCCGCGACGCAGACCACGTCGAAGGGCCACGTATGCTTCTCCCCGGGCGTCTTGAAGGTCACCGCGCACTTGTAGCTGCCGGACCCGGGCGCGAGCCCTTCCACCTTGTCGGGCGCGATGAAGCGCACGTACTGCTGGCTGCCCTGCGGCTGCCAGGACACGCTCTGCACGGTGTCGGGGGCGACACCGACGCGGTCGGGGGCGAAGGTCAGCGTTCCCGTGGTGCCTTGCTGGATGGTCAAGGGCATGGGGGGCCTCTCCTACGGGCTCGCCACGTGGACGGTGAAGGAGCCGTCCGTGGCCGTACCCACACTAAAGATCCGCACGAGAAACTGCGTCACGGATTCGACCTGGACCACGGCAGTCAGCCCCACCGCGGCCAGGGGGGTGGCGATGGCGATGGGGTAGGTCACGGCCGTGGCCAGCGTGAGCCGATACACGCCGGCGGACACCCGCGCGCACGAGGTGAAGCCGAACTGGTTGATCAGGCTCCCGTCGGTGCCCTCCACGGCCGCTGCCGCCCGCACCGCGTGCTTGCTGGTGAGGGTGCCGGTGATCGTGGCGTTGCCGGTGATGCTCGCATCGCCGGTCAGCGTCAGGCCGGTCAGGATCGGCGCGGTCGTCCACGCCGTGGCATAGTCCGTCGCGCTCGCCTTCGTCAGGATCGCGTTGGTCGCGCCGCCGGCCGGGACGCCGACGCCCACGCCGCCGACCGTGACCCAGGCGCCGTCGACCTTCGCCTTGAGGGTCGTCATCCCTCGATCGCTCCCACGATGCCGGCCTGCCCGACCGGGACCGTGAACGTCATCGTCCCGTACCAGGTGACGGCCCCCGACACCGAATGAATCCACTCCAGCCAGGTGAGGACATGGCGCCCGAGGCCCGGCGTACCCCGGTAGAGCGCGCGCGGCCCGGCGACCTGCCCCGACGCGACCTGCAGGCCCTGGTAGGTCTGCGCGCTGTTCGCGGTCGTGCTGTCGACGCCGATGCCCACGGCACAGACGACATTGACGGTCACCGAGCAGAGGCCGCAGGCCTCGGCGTCCACGGGCACCTCGGCCAAGCCGACCACGTAGTCCAGTTGATTCGCGGCGCTCGCGCGGGCTTGCCGGACCGTGGTGGAGGTATACGCCCAGCTCGCCGTGGTCTCGGTCGCGTTGCGGAGCACCCGGCGCACGCGGTGCTGCATGTTCCACACGTAGCGTCTCGCCGCAGAGTCCTCGGTGGTCGTCGTGCCGGTCGTGTAGATCGTCCCGACATAGCGCCGGGTCGGCGCGCCGGTCTTGACGTAGATGCCGTCCTGCACCGCCAGCGCCGTCGCCCGCGTGGTGTCGTTCGTCCACACCACCAATTCCAGCGTGAGCGTCCCGGCGTTGTCGTAGAGGAAGACATCGTACGGCTTGCCGCTCGTGAGGCCGGAGAGCGCGAGGCTCCGCTCCGTCAGGGTCGCATACGCCCACGCGGTCCCGGAGTAGAGCGCGACCTGGTTGCCCCGGTACGGCGTGAAGTAGAGCGTGCTCTGCGCCGTGCGATCCGTCGTGGAGACGGGCACGCCGCTCTCGGTCGTCAATCGCCCCTCGCACGTGCTCGCGAGCACCGCCCCGCCGCCCCCGCCGGCCGGTGCGGGCTCATCGGAATCGACCCACAGCTCGATGGCCGGGTCGACGGGCTCGGCGGGCCCGATGTGGACCTCGTCGGCGCCCTCGCCCCCACCACCACCGGCAGGCGGATCGATCCAGCCGGTGTCGTAGTTCGTGGCCGAGTTCTTGGCCAGGACCTGGCCGGTCGTGCCGCCCGCGGCGACGCCGGGGCCCGGAGGGCCCGCCGCCCCGTTGGTGCCCGCCGGTCCCTGCGGCCCCGCCGGGCCCGTTGGTCCCGTCGGCAGCGTGGCCGGGTCGATGGTGAAGGGCTCGTACCACTGCGCCACGGTGCCGCGCAGACTCTGCTTGATCTTGAGCAGGGTGAAGCGGAGGCGCTCGAGTTCCCCGGCCAGCGAGGTGGCCAGGGACGGCGTGCCGGCGGGCGCGGGATCGGCCACCGTCTGCATCTGGGCCACGGTGGCGGAGTAGTCGTCCTGCACCTGCGGCACATCGGCATTGGCGGCCTGCTGCCGGTCGGCCTGATAGTTCGCCCCGGTCAGGAACTCGCCGTCGGGGCGCACCGGGGTGGGGGACCAGTTCGGCATGCCTAATGTCTCCGGCCGGCCGCGGCGAGCCGGCGCGCCAGAGCACTGAGCGGCCCGGGCGTCCCCAGACAGTTCTCCCCGAGCTGGAACAGGCCCAGCCGGGCGTGGCAGGTCGTGGTGAGATCCGGGTCCGACGGGCACACCGGGGCACAGGGAATGTTCATGAACGTGGCCCCGACGGGGATGTCCTCCACGGCCAAAGGCGTGACCCGGAGCACGGGGGACTCGGCGCCGACGAACACGCGCGGCGCCGAGTGCTGCTGCCGGCGCAGGGCCAGGGGGCCGAGCATCCGCGCCATGGTGACGACGGCCGGCTCGGGCGGGCACACCTGCTCACAGAGCACCGGCGTGAAGGGCGGCGGGCAGGGCGCCATCGGCACGCGCAGGTTCGGGGGCGGCGGCGGCGGCACCAGGTCCGGGCAGATGGTGCGTGGCGTGTAGAGCCCCGTCGGGTGATCGGCGCAGGTCCAGACGTCGCGCCCGGCGCTGTAGAGGATCGTGAGCCCGTTGGCGTAGAGCAGGTACACGGGCAGGGTGTAGGCGAAGGGCAGCGACCCGAGGTTGGTGTAGGTCTCCCCGCCGTTGGTGGTGTACCAGAGATTGGTCTTGGTGGTGTAGTCGGTGGGATCGCGCACCGAGACCAGCAGTTCCTCGCCGCCCCCGACATCGAACTGGGTGATGCCCACGAAGGCGTTGGCGGGGCCGCCGAAGGCCCCCGTCGTGATCGTGGTGAAGGATGCGCCCTGGTCGCACGACACCTTGCTGTCGGGCCCGAAGCTCCCGGTGCCGTGGGCGAAGGCCGCCATCCCGCGCGACTTCAGGCCGACCACGGTGAAGGGGAATTGCGTGAAGAACACGGAGGCCGTCCACGTGGCCCCCTGGTTGTCGGAGTAGTTCAGGATGTTTTGCCCGCCGATCATGAACCAGCGTTCGGGGGCGCCCGGCGGGGTGGGCGGGGTGATGGCCACGACCTGCGAGGGGCCATTGGCCACGCTCGGATCGCTGCTGGTGAAGGGATAGCTCCCGCGCATGTGGCGGACGAGCGACCACGCGAGACCGTCCGGAGAGACGAAGCAGTCGGTGCCGACGTCGGTGAACGAGCCGCCGGGGCCACCGGCCCCCACGTTCCAGCCGACGATGACGCGGGCGTCGCCCTCCCGGTCCACCCACGCGCATCCGGTGACGACGGCATCGCCGCCGGCCCCCGGGGCATCGCCGAAGTCCTGGGCCGGCCAGGCGTGGAGCGAGGCGACCTTGGTCCAGAGCGTGCCGGTGGTGGTGCGGACGATGAAGATCTCGCCCGCCGGGATCTGGCCCATGTTGAAGAAGGCCGCCCGGCCATTGGAGGCGATGACGGCGTGGAGCGCCCCGGCATGGACCCAGAGGGCCAGGGGCTGGCAGTGTAGATGGCCCGCGAACGCCACCTGGCCGTCCCAGACGACGGACCAGGTGATGCCGTCCGCGGTGCTCGCGATGCTGCCGAAGCGGGCCCGGGTGGGCCGCGGATAGCCCCCGACGACCTCGTTGCCCCGGTAGGCGACGTAGATCCGCCCGGCATAGCTCGCCCAGGTGCCGGTCGGCTCCTCCGAGGTGCGCGCGGGCAGAGCAAACCCGCGGCTGACCCAGTGTGCTGGCTCGAAGACAGGCATGGGGATCGGCCCCCGGCGGCGCGGGCCCGCCGGGCGCCTCGCGGGTCTCCTTACCCGGTCACTTCGTCGATCTCGACGGCGACCACCAGTTCCTCCTCGATCCGCACCGCGCCCGCACTGCACGCGGCGTAGACCTGGGTGGCGTCGTTCAGGTCGTGCCGCACGCTGACCGACGTGTACATGTCCATGGCCATCGACAGGCCGACGGCGTTCTTGTGGAAGAAGTAGTTCGTGCGCTTCGGCGTGGTGAACGGCAGGCGGTTACTCATGATCCACGTGAAGCCCATGAAGGTGCCCTGCAGGCGCCCGGACTGGATCGCCTTCAGGTCCACGAAATCGGAACTGGTCGCCTGCGTGGTCGCGAGCAGATCGGACAGGCCCGCGGCGGAGACCACGGCGAAGCGGTTCTCGAACGGCACGTCCTTGCTGTTCAGGAGCTGCACGGCGGCGTTGACCTTCGCGAACGTGAGGCCCGCGGTGCCGGCCTCGGCGATGATCTGCCCGGCGGGCAGCGAGACGGTGGACGTGGTGTCGTCGGCGGCGACCGAGGTGGCCGTGCCGCCGAGCGCGGTGATGATCAGGTCGTCGTAGAAGCGGTTGATCGAGTCCGCGTGGTTCTGCGCGTACTCGTTCTGCGGCGAGGCGATCATCTTCACCTCGTCGTGCCGGTCGAGGATGATCGCGCCGCCGCGGTCGGTCATCACGGCCCGGCGCCGCGAGTGGATGGGATCGAGGATGGTGGTCGCCGCGTGCCGGGTGGCGATGGCGGCGAGGTCACTGGGCCCGAGGCGGTCCCAGTTGTCGGTCTTGCCGGTGACGGTGCGGGAGCGCACCGCGGAGCGCAGCCGCGACTCGCGCTGGGCAACGAGGCGGTGCAACTCGGCGTGATACGCATGGACGAAGACGGCTGGGACGGTGTCGTAGGCAGCCATGGAGACCTCTCAACGGACTGCGGTGTTGCGCCATGGCGGCCGAGTGCCGGGGCATCCCGATCGGCCTCGCGTCCTGCGTCGCGGACGCTCCCTGCGGCGGGTCTCTCCCCGCCGTCGCCGGATCCCTCGCGGGAGTGCCCGGCCCTGTGCGGCTAGCTGCGTCGCACCATCCCGGGAATCGGCTTCCAGGCATCCGGCCCGGCCACGATCCCCTGGAGCTTCATCCACTCCTCCCACGTGCGCTCGTGCTGCGGATGCGCCCGGTTGTTCAGCGGATGCCCGGGATCCTTGATCGAGGCCTCGCGCATCGCCTCGATCTTGGCCTGGGCGGCGCCGATGTCGAGCGTGCCGCCCATCTCGTTGCCGGTGACGAAGCCGCGCTCGAGCAGGCCATCGGCCAGGCGCGAGAGGCCCGCGGCGAAGTGCGGATTGGCGGCCATCTCGATGATGGCGTTCTTCTCCGCGGAGGCCTGCGGGCCGAACACGTGGTCCAGGGCGGCAACGGCGCGCGCGCGGTGATGCTCCCACAGGGGGCCGGTGCGCGGCCCCCAGTGCTGCTCGAGGACGCGCATGGCTTCCTCGCGCTCCTCGTTCTCGCGCTGCGCCTGCTGGCCCCGCACGGTGTCATAGGTGGAATGCATGTACTCGTGAAACGTGTCGATCGCGGCCTGGAGCGCCTTCGGAGGGGCGTGGGCGGCGTGAAAGCGTTCCTTGAGGCGCGCGATCCAGCCCTCGTCCCAACTGAAGTCGGTCCCCTCCTTGGCCTTGGGGAGCGTCAGCTCGTACTTGTCGGGGGACTCGGGCAGCCCCATGCGCTTGCGATACGCGGCGTGCTGCTCGGCCGGCGCGTCGGGCGCGGGCGGGGTCTGCGGCGCGCCGATGCGCTTCTCGGCCTCGAGGTAGGCCTTGGCGAGCGCGCCGGGATCCTTGTAGCGCTCGAGCGACTTCTCCAGTTGGAGTTCGGGCGGGAGCGTGGCGCGCCAGTCGCTGCTGGACGCGACCGCACCGCTGGGCGCGCTCGTCTCCGGCGCCGCAGGCGCCGGGGCTACATCGGTGGCGACAGAACCGCCGTCATCCGCTGCCATGCGGGATCCTTCCGACGGCCGCCGTCACGCCGCGCAGGTGCGCGGGCTGCGGGCCGTCCTTGGTCATCAGCATCTGGGTGATGCGCATCAGGACCAGCGCGGCCGCGCCGCGCTCGGGCGGCGTCAGGCGCTGCACGTAGCGCGCGAGGTCGGCGAGCACTTCCTCGCCCCCGGGCGCCCGGAACACGCTGCGGTACTGCTCCATGATCGTCATCGCGGGGCGCCGCCATTCGCGCCCGGCGCCCCGCCGCCGGTGAGCCCGGCGAGCATCTCCTCGAGCCCGCCGCCCATGGTCTCCTGGCCGCTCTGCGGCATGCCCTGCGTCGCCTGCAGGAGCGGCGCGAGGTCGCCGCCGGCCTTGGCCGCGTTCTGCGCCATCGCCATCTTCTGTTCCATCTCCTGCTGCTGCGCGCGCTGCGCGCGGATCCCCTCGATCTCGGTCTGGTCGCGCAGGTAGTCGGCGGGCAGGCCCGCGACGTCGGCGAGATCGCGCGCCGCCGCATCGAAGTTCACGTTGTCCATCACGGCGGGCTCGAGCTGCGCCACCGGCGCCATGATGCGGAGGTACTCCTCGAACCCGGCCAGGCGCGTGGCCTTCTGGCTGCGCGCGAGCGGCCCCTCGTACTCCACATCGAGATTCGCGCCCGACAGTTCCGGCGGCGCGGGCTCGAGCTGCCGGTGGCGGAACATCATGTTGAAGACGCGATTGATCAGCGGCGTGAGGGCCTCGGATTCCAGGCGCGCGAGCGTGGGCGCGAGGAACTGCTGCATGAGTTCGAGACGGCGCTGCACCTCCGTCGCCGTCATCACGCGCTCGGTCTGCAGTTGCAGGTTGTCCCAGTAAAACGTGTTGCGGATCGCCTGCCGCAGCTCTTCGTTGAGGATCTTGCCGACGTCGAACTTCGCGCCGGACTCGAGCGGCACCCACGCCATGCGCGGATCGCCCTCGACCGTGTTCTGCGCGGCGGGCCGCAGATCGAGTTCCGCGATCACCGCATCGTGCGACACGAGGCCCGGCGGATTGAGCGCCTTGCCCGCGGCCTGGAGCGTGAGTTCGACCGCTTTGTTGAGCGTGCGAATGTCCGGCAAGGCGGTATGCCCCGGCCCCCGCCCATACACCTCGCCCGTGGTCTTCGACCAGCGCGCGACGATGCACGGAAACTCCTGGTAGCCGCCTTCCTGCAGCACGTGCTTCTCGCTCAATGCGAGGTACACGCTCATCCACGGCCAGTGGCGCGCATCCTTGCGCTCGAGATTGTCCACGCGCCGCGGGGCGATCACGTGCAGCACGATCTGCTCGGCATCCGGCTTTTCGGTGAGCAGATCGGCCCACGCCTCGGGCAGCGCGTCCGTCCCGAACTGCTGCGCGACCTGCCGCACCGACAGCCGCAACTCGCGAAAGACGGTGTCGACCTCGCCCTGCGCATTCTCGGCAATGCAGAAGGTGCCCGGCGCGAGTCCGTGGAACATGAACCCGAAGCGCCCCTGGCGTTCCACCGCTTCCATGAGCATGGCGCCGGTGCCGAACGCGCCGAGATCGAGGTACACCTCGCCGATCTCCGCATTGAAGTTGGACTGGCGCAGCGTCAGGTAGAGTTGCTCCTCCACCCCGTTCAGCCACGAGCGCACCGCCCACAGGCGGTTGATCTCCTCGTTGCGCGTCTTGATCGAGAACCATCGCACGCTCGGCGAGGTGAGCGCGCCCTGGATGCGCGCGGCGAGCAGTTCATTGGCGCGCACGGCGGTCGAGTCCCAGAGGTGCTCGGTCTGCTCCGCGCCCTGCACGGGCGGCGACTGGATCACGGCCTTCCGCGGAATCACGTAGTCCGCGATCTCCTGGTACACCGTGTCCACGTTCGCGCGGGCGGACTTGAGCGCCTGGTA